TTACGCGACCTGAATACGCGCTGCAGGGCCGGCGCCATATATGGCCGAGATTTGCGCGATCTCGACCGCATATCCACCCGTCAGGCCATCGGCGGACTTCACAGCAGCAGCATATGCCCAGCGCGGTTCAGGCACGATCTCTTCACGAATCAAAGCACCATTGGCCCGCACACGGATAAGGTAGGATTCGCTTTCCTCGCCCAGTGGGACATCCAGACCCGCCCAGTCATCCCCTTCGATCCGCGTGCGCCTGATCCAACTGAACGTATCCTCATCCGACGCGGCCTGCACAGACACATGCACCGGCGCGTAAGGGCGTAGGCCATTCCCGTCGAAAGCCTCGACCAGATACTCGTAAGATGGGTCGTCATACCCGCGCGAGGCCGGACCGATCCGAAAGTGCCGGGCCACACGCCGTTCACTCGGCAACAGGCTGGTCTGCGCCACACGCTCATCCAGCAGGACAAAGGTTGACCCTTCGGGCCAGACGTCTGGCATCAGTGCGTCCGTTCCCAGCTGACCACGTAGGCGACCGGAGAGGGCATAGACGCCCGGCTCTTGCAGGGCGGCATCAGAGAACTGAAATACCTCCCAATTGCCTGGCGTTCCATCGCCGATCGCCGCCAGATTGGCCCCGTTCAGCAAGGAAGTACGCGGACGGGATTCCAGAATGCCATCAATCAGCTTGACCCGCAGGGGGGCGCCCTCATCCCAGATTCCGGCTGAGGCGCGACGCAGCGGCGTTTCCGTAAAGCCCATCACCGCCTGGTCCGAAATGACGTCGCGCAGCGCATAGTCCTCATCCCTGGCCGAGGCATGGACGGCGACGCTACCGGGCCAGGGATCGGCCGAGACAGCGAGATACGGCGCGTGCGGAGCCTCTGTCCCCGTCAACAGCGGCAGGTCCATGAACACCGGCACGACGGGCACAGGGGCGACGAAGTGCCGGATCGCGACCGGATCGTCCTGCAACCCGTTGGCCGTGTAGACGCCACGTTCGATCCGCACCGCCTCGGCCAGCTGCAGGTCGGCTTTTTCCAACCGGTCAATACGGTAGAGCGCGCTGCCGTCCTGTTCAGACAGGCGAACCACGTCTCCGACCCCCAGATGCAACAGAGAGGGAGGCAAGGCAAACCGGGCGGTGTCACGGGACACGCGCGCCTCGCTGAGCCAGCGCTCGGCGGTCTGGCGACCCTCGGCACGGGTCATGGACAGGGGCATCTCGTTGACGGCAACCGCATGGGTCTGCGCGTCGGGAAGAACGGCCTCTTCCGCGACCAGATCGTGATCGGCATCCGATTGAACAAAGCGCAGGCGGACACGTCCGGTCATCTCGGCCTCGGCCTCGCGACGGTATTCCACGGTGCCGTCGAGATCGGAGCTGACAGCCAGATGATCCGGATCCAGCGCCACAGCACCAAACCCATCACGTGTCTGGAACCGCAGAACACCGTCCCGTTCAATCGCATCAAACCCATAGCGCAGCATCAACGGCTGCAACGCCGAACGCGCGTCCGAGACGTCCTCGACCGCGTAGCCCCGGACCACGCCATAGAGCTGCGAGACATCAATATCGGTAACCCCTGCCCCATGGCAGATTTCGGTCACCACCGAGGCCAGCGTGCGCGCGCCGGATCGACCGTTCAGCCAATGCCCTCGGGCGTAGTTTTCGCCATCGTCCCATTGGCTTCGCAGGTTCGGAAAGGTGGGATAAGGGCGCGCGTCCCAGGCCCAGACATAGGCGTTGGAGAGGTCCAACATCGGGCCGTCATAGATCTCGGATACCGGGTTGTTCTGCGGCTCGGACCAGTAGCCCAGCGTTGCCGTCAGATATTGCACCTGAATGAAGTCATCCCTGAGGCCGTTGGAATGCGGTGGCAGGCTCGATTCCGAGGATTTGGGATCGAGAAACTTGTTCGGCTGGTTGGTGCCTTTATCCACGGCCGCGCAGCCCAGCTCCGTGAACCAGATCGGCTTGGACCCCGGCACCCAATCGGTCGGATCATTCTGGCGAGCGCCGCCAATCCGTTCGTGATGCCAGTTCGACCACCAGTTCCGCAGGTCCTTATAGCGCCAGATCCACGGCTCATCATGGGTGCTGTCCTCGATCGGCGTGCGAATCTGCGCCTCGGCCTCTTCGGGCGACGCATAGTACCAGTCATAGCCTTCACCACCTTCGACATTGGCGCGCAGGTAGTCCAGATTATAGATCGACCCGGCATCGGCATCCTGATGATCTTCACCATCGCGCCAATCGGACAGAGGCATGTAGTTATCGATACCGACGAAGTCGATATTTTCATCCGCCCAAAGGGGATCGAGGTGAAAGAACCTGTCTCCTGTCCCCGAGGGTTGATAGCCGAAATATTCGCTCCAATCCGCTGCATAACCGATCTTGGTATCCGGCCCGAGAATTTGGCGCACGTCCGCAGCCAACTGGCGCAGTTGTTCGACGGCAGGAAAGCCGTTTTCTCCGCGAATTTGCGTCAGACCCCGCATTTCGGAACTGATGCAAAAGGAACTTACGCCACCTGCAATCTGGCAGAGGGTGGCATAGTGCAGGATAAAGCGACGCAGCCCCCATTCCTCCGGGCCGGAATAGGTCACCTGCCCTGCACTGATGCCAAAATCGCTGACCTGAGCCGCCCCGAAAAACGCGGCCACCTGCGCGTCGGCGTCGGCTGTCTGGTCCGGCGACCCATCGCGCCCCGGAGCCACGTCCAGCGTGATCCGTCCGCGCCAGGGCAGATGCGGTTGCTCTCCGTCCGACCAGGGGTCGGGCAAGCCGTTCTGCTGCAATTGATCCATCAGAATGAACGGGTAGAACATTACATCCTTGCCGCTCTCCTTCAGATGCTGGATCGCCTGCACAACCGCGCCATCCGCCGGGGTGCCTCCGTAAACGGGTCGGTCATCCTGATGCTGGACCACCTCGGCCGTATGGCGCCGCAGGCCCGACACGACCCACGGCATGTTCACACCATCTATGTCATCGCGCACCACCTTGGGCGTGATCTGACAGTCTCCGCAGCGCAGGTCATTCCCGAACCACGACACAATCAGGGATGTCGCTTCGCAGCCCGGCAGCTCACGCGCCAGCGCTTTGGTCGAGGTGACCAGATCCGGCTCACCCGAGGCCGAGTTGACATTGGCCGCCCAACTGCGCCCACGCCCTTGGGAATAGTTCACCTGCGTGCTGGCCAGAGCATATTCGCCAGTACCCGGCATCAGGGCGACACCCTTGACGATCTGGCCCAGCGCGGACACGTGATCCGGCATTTCGGGCTGTGTGGGGCGCACCACTTCGAACGAGAACTGAGGCACCCGGTTGCCAAAGGACGCCAGCTGGAAATCCTCGATCACCACATAGGCCGTGCCGCGATAGGCCGGGACATTGCCGGTGCCTTCGATGGCCTCGATCAGGGGATCGGGGAGTTGATCCTGCGTCCCGTGATAGACACGGATGTTCAGGCTCGCGCGCTCTTGCTCCTCACCATCGGCCCAGACGCGTGTCACATCGGCGATCTCGCCCGCACCGACCGCAATCGCCAGAGAGATCGAGTAGCTGTAGGTCGTAGTCGTCACCTTGGGCGGTTTCGGCGAACCCTTGCCGCCCCCGCCTGAGGATTGCGTGCTAGTGGTCCGGGTCTCCAGAAAGTCCGAGGCCCAGATCACCTGACCACCTACGCGCATTCGGCCAAAGACCGTGGCCACAGGGGCGCCCTCGGCCGTTTCGGTCAGGCGGAAACGGTCCATGCGGCCGGTCTCGACCACTTCGCTGCCACTGCCCATGACCGATTGGCTCATCAAGCGCTGGTCGATCACGCGGCCCAGCGTGGCCCCAACCGCCCGCCCGACAATGGCAGTGGACAGACCGGCCAAAGTGCCGCCGATCGAGCCGCCCAACGCAGCCCCTGCAGCGGAAAGAAGAATAGTAGCCATCAGCGAGCCTCCAACGGGAATTCAAAACAGGCGACCACCCGGCGGCGCCAGGGGTCGCTCAGGGCGTTTTCGACCACGCCATGTCCGGAATAGGCATGGATGAAGCGCGGCACCTCGCCGATGCTGCTGACGATGCCCAGATGTTTTGCAACGCCGCTGTCCCGCATCCGGAACAGCAGCACATCTCCGGCGGCCATTTCAGCTGAGGGCTTTTCGCTCAGGTGCCTGCGCGCAGCTGCCCACATGCGTTCTTCACCCTGCGGTTCGGACCAGTCCATGCTGTAGATGGGAACCGCCTCGGGTTCGCGCCCGATCACCTCGCGCCACACGCCGCGCAGCAGGCCCAGACAATCCGTTCCCGCCCCGCGAACCGAGGCTTGATGCACATAAGGCGTGCCCAGCCACGCGCGTGCGGTGTCAACGATATTTTGCTTGCGTTTCGTCATCGTCTGCTACCGCCTGTATTCGCATTGCCTTTCTTTGGCACCGCCATCACCCAGTCTTCGCCCGGAAGATCCGGAAAACCCTGAAAGTTCAGAAAATTGTTGAATTTCAACCGGCAAGTCTCCATTCGCTTGTCGCAACCAGCGGTCAGGCGCACCCGGTCTCCAACGGCCAATCCACCACCGATGCTGGCCCACAGGGTGATCTCGCGCCCGTCTTCCGTCCGCCGGTCCTGCTTGATCGACCCCCAAAGCCCATTTGCCGAGCCCGAGGTCACATCCAGCCGCCCCCGTTCGAACCAGGCTTCGTCAGAGGAGGTCCCGCCGAGCAGCCGAAGCGACGTGCCTCCGTCAAAGCCGGAGACCTCAGCCTCGACCTGATAACCGAGCTGGCTTACGGCAAATCGACACGCGGAATCCCCCAAGACGGCTGTGCAGGGCTTTTGATAGATCCGCCCCAGCGGGCGGTTCAGCAGGTCAGTCTGCCCGCGCAGTTCTGCGTGAAAGGCTCCACCTGCCCGGCGCAGCTCACCAATCGAGCCGCGAAACTGCAGCACACGCTGCTCGGGCGCGGCCCAATTGACCAGCCAGGCGCGCACCTCGGCCCCGTCAAAGCGACCGGCCTCAATATCATCCTCACGGACCGAGGCATCGGACAGCGCGCCCATCGCCTCGGAATTATCAATCGACAACCCGGTGGCCTGCTCGATGGCGGCTGCGGTCAGGCCGGTGCTGGCGCGAAAGGTCAGCCCGTCGAACCGCAGCTCCATATCGTGATCGGTGAAGCCAAAGACCTGACCGTCCTTGCGGGTGATCGCCCAGCAGCGGCACGCCGTGGTCAGACCGCTTTGTAGATGGGTCTGAAGTGCCTGAGTATCCCCACCCATCAGACGCGCACCTCGACCACGGGGACATTCGGTACATCCCCGGCCTGAAAGCTGGCCACGCTGGTCTGGATCTTGTCGGTGTCGAAACGCACCGGCACGTCAAACTCGAACCCCGCCGTGATCTCGACTTGCTCGGGCGGAGGGGCCACGAATGTGACCACCCCACGGGCCAGATCGACCTCATAGTCGACGCCTTCGCGCATGGCGTCCTGATCAAGGCCCAGACGCACCGTACCAAGGACGGGTTTGGTGATCGGTCGCACATAGCTGACCCCGCCCGAGCTATAGGTTTTTACCAGTTGAAACTCGGTACGCTCTCCGTCGCCGCGCGCGATGACCTGATCGCCGTGATCGACGTCAGCCGTGGCCGAGCCGGACTTGTAGTCCGACCAGTCCTTCCAGCGGAACCCGTACATCTGGCCCTGACGCGCCTCGAAGAAGGAAATCATCGTTTCGATGTCATCCAGCGACCGCATCCCCAGCCCGGCATCATAGCGCCTGCGCGAATGCGCCCAGGGCGTGTTGCGTTCCTCAAACCCGTTGGCCAGTGTCACGATATCCGTGCGCCGCTCGGGCCCACCAACCGAGCCAAAGCTCAGGCTGGCGGGAAACCTCACCTCGTGGAAATTCATCTTCTGCTCCCCTTATCTGTTGCGATTGCCGCGACCCAAGGCGCGGCTCATCTGCGCCGCGATCTGGCCTTGCGACCGGCGGAACCCTTGCACATCGGGCGTGGAGATATTCATCACCACATTCACGGCACGCCCGCCGCCCTGCGTCCGAACGCCCAGCTTGCCGTCCGCGCCGCGCGCCAGAGGCATGATCGCCTCAGGCCCAGCCTCACCCATGAGGCCGGTGCCTCCGCGCATCGGAAACATCGTCGGGCTGCTGACTACGCCGCCATTTGCGAAGGGCATCACCCGGCCCTGGCTGAAGCTGCCGCCATCCGCAAAAGGCAGAATGCCCTGCACCAGACTGCCAACCCCATTGGCCAGCATGCCGCCAAAATGATCCGTCACCGGCTTGATCGCCGCCGAATAGGCCGTGCGGATCATCGAGTTCTTCAGCACGTCCAGCGCATCTGACAGGTTCATCCCGTCCAGCACCACGCCGTCAAACGCCTTGCGCAAACCGCCGGACAGGCCCCGTTCCAGGGTGGCAACGTCCTTACCGGTTTCTTCAAAGGCGGCTCTGACCCGCTGCAAGTGACCATCAAACGCCGCCGCCATGCTCGCCGCGTCACCCAGCGCGTCGCCCAGCGACTCGCCCCGTTCCTGCAGGTCGTCAAAACCTTCACGATCCGTCATCACGCTCTCCTTGTTCCTTGTCCGGATAGGCCGCCAGCAAAGCGTCGAGGCCCTTCCGGTTCATCGCAGGCATCCCCGCGCCCTGCCCCAGCATCAGCCGCAACTCAGCCGGGGTCAGACGCCAGAACTGATCCGGCGTCAGCCGCAGGCCGAGGATCCCGGCCTGCATCAGCGCGGGCCAGTCGAACCCGCTCACTGCTCCGGCACCATGAAGGCGCGGGCCAGCAATTCCGCAGCCGCTTTGGCACCCACCATCGGTCCACCAGCGATTTCGGCATGCAGCAGGTCATCGCGTGTGACCGGCGCGCCGCCGCCACGCAAACCAGCGACCAACAGCGCCAGCACGTCACCGCTGGAATACGCACCGCCTTCGAACCGCTGCACCAATTCGACCAGAGATCCGGCCCCCAGTTCCTGTTCCAATTCCGCCAAGGCACCCAATGTCAGCTTGAGCACCCGCTGCTCCCCATCGATGGTCAAGGCCACCTCGCCCGTCCACGGATTGGCCATCAGAGCGCCGTGAAACTCAGCGCACCGGCGCTTGCCATGCTCATCTCATAGGTCGCCTCACCGTTGTGCGAGCCCGCATATTCGATGCTGCTGACCTGAAACGGGCCTTCGACAATGCCGAAATCGGGGATGATCACCTGAAAACCGGGCGTCTCGCCGTCAAAGAACAGCTGACGCGCCCGTTCATCCGTGCCTTCGTCCTTGAATACGCCCGAGCCGGAGATCGAGGCCGACTTGACCCCCGCCCCTGACAGCAGCTCGCGCCAGCCACCCTGACTTTCCAGGCTGGTGACATCGACGCTTTCTGCGTTGAAACTGATCCGCGTGGCGCGCAGGCCCGCGATTGTCTCAAACAGGCCCGTGCCGTTCATATCCACTTTGACCAACAGGTCTTTTCCGTTCTGGGCAGCCATATGCTCTCTCCGTTGATTGCTTAGTCGTCTTCCACGCGGGCGCGGAATCTCAGGTCGATCTGGCGGATCGCGCCGCCAGTTCCCGTGCGTCGGGCGCTGGCCCGTTCGAACCACAAGCCCACCAGATGGCCCCGGTCCAAACTCAGCGCTGCACCTTCCAATGCGTCACACACCGCGCCGGCCAGTGTCTTGGCCGCGCCAAAGCCCGCCGCCTCGGACACAACCGAGACCGTGAAGCGATGCACAGCCCCCGCGTTTGCGCGGTCCGAGGCCTCTCGCACCTCTTCCGGGCCCAAAGTCACGTAGGTCTGCGGCATGGTCCCCGCAGGCACCGCGTCGTAAATCGCCCCGCCCGACAGCGTGCTGACCTGCGCGTCGCCTGAAAGCTGTTGAAACACCGCCGCCTGCAAAGCAGCTGATACGCCATAGCTCATGCCGCCACCTCTTCATCTGCAAAACAGGTCAGGTACTGACCGCGCGGGTCCCGCTCGGCGACCGCGCGGATCACGAACCGCCGGGCACCTTCGCGGAACCGCTGATCCGGAGCGGGCCGCATGCTCGACCCCTCAGGCGCGCCCCGCACAACGATCCGGTAGCCAACGCGCGAGACCGAAGCCCCACCAACCGCACGCTCCGCTCCGCTGCGCGCCGTCACCTCGGCCCAGAGCGAGCCCAAAGCGGCCCAGGCTTCGGTGTAGCCTCCAGCACCGTCAGCGGTGCGAACCGGTGCCTCCAGCTCCAGCTTGCGGTTCAGTCGCGGCGCGTTCATTGCATCACCCCAGCGCCGAAGCGCACTGTGCGATAGCGTTGAATCAGGCTGGTCACACCGAATGGCATACACCCCGCACCCAAGGCTGTTTCGTCGCGATATTCGTAGTAATGCGCCGCCAAGAGCAGCACCGCCTGTCCCAGATCGGCTGGCAAACCACCCCAATCTGCGGCCATGCCCGCTGTGAAGGCGATCTTTACCGATCCGCCGGTCTGGATTCTCGGCAAGCAAGACCCCGCCGCCCGCACCCGAGGACGCTGCGCATCCCGCTCCAACCGGTAGGTCGCGCTGTCCGCCACGCTTTCAGCGCCCAGCGCGTCCGTCAGCGTCAACGCACCAACTGAAACCACCGGGGCCACCGGCAGAACTTCGCTTTCGGGATCGCGCCAGCCGTTCAGGCTCCACGAAAACTCCCGCTCGATCAGCACCTTGCCGGTGCGCGCCTCGATCGCTGCAATCGCTGCACGCAGAAAACCGGTCAGAACCTCATCCTGCGTATCACCCTCGGCGAACCCCGTGCCCAGCCGCAGATGCGCCTTGAACTGATCCACCGGCAGCGCCGCATCCGCGATGGCGGTTTCTTCGATCAACATCATCCATTCACTCCGCAATCTCGGACCCCTCCGGGGCCGTATCCTTGAAAATGACGGGCACGCGCCGCCCCACGTTGCTCGGACGGAGGGGAGCAGCTAGACAACGCGGGGGATCTCACCCCGGCCCGCGCCCGCCGCCCGAAGGGCCCTAAGGCCCCCCGGATTCAGCCCGCTTTAGGCGGTGCCGAATTTCACCAGCTTGATCGCAGCAAAGTCGCTTACGTCGCCGCCAACGCGCTTGGTCGCGTAGAACAGAACATGCGGTTTGGCGCTGAACGGATCGCGTAACACGCGCAGATCGGGACGTTCGGCAATGGTGTAACCTGCCTGGAAATCGCCAAAGGCAATCGAGAAGCTGTCGGTCGCCGCATCCGGCATGTCCTCGGCGATCAGCACCGGATAGCCCATCAGACGCGCAGGCTCACCTGCGGCCAGACCATCGGACCACAGGAAGCGTCCGTCGCTGTCCTTGAGCTTGCGGATCAGACCGGCAGTTTTCGAGTTCATCACGAAGGTGCCGTTCACGCGGTACTGCGCGCCCAGCGCATAGACCACATCCACGATCGCGTCCCCATCGACACCACCCGCCGTGCCGGTTGCAACGTAGCCCAGATTGCCCCAGGCCCAGACGTCGTTGTCGACAGCCGGGTGGTCCAGAATACCCTTGGGCTTGTCCGCCCCGTCACCACCGATAAACGCCGCCGCCTCGGCACGGGCGAATTTGTCGGCGATACGGCCAGCCAGCCAACCCTCGACGTCAAAGGCACTGTCATCCAGCAGACGTTGCGAGGCCTTGGGCAGCGCGCTCAGCTCGTGCAGCGGGATGGAAATGCGATCAATCGACGGGGTGCCGCTTTCTGCCGTAGCCGCGTTTTCATCCGCCCAGCCCGCGCCCACATCGGTATGGTCGATCAGCACATCGAACGAGTTCGCCTCGACATTCACCACCGACGCAATCGAGCGGATCGAAGCGGTCGAGTTCAGGACCGACTTGATCGTTTCCGCGGTCTGCGGATCGACCAGATAACCGCCATCGCTGTTCACTGCGCTCGACAGAGATTTCGACTCCATCTCCAGCCCGCGCAGCCCGTCATCCTCGCCCGAACGCACATAAGCGTCGAAGGCCTTCTGATGTGGTGCGCCGTCCTCGATCGAGGCCGCAAGATGCGGGCGTGCCGCGATGGTTGATTTACGATCCAGCATGGTCAGTCGCTCTTCTGTCTGTTGCAGTTGGGTTTTAACTTCAGCCTTGAGGCCCTTGAATTCATTCACGAAGCCAGCCATCGCCTGCTTCACCTCCTGAACCAGGGGCGCACCCTCTCCGGTCAAGGCCGGGGTTTCGGTCTTGCTCATCAGCACTTCCTTTTTGGGTGGGTTTTGAGGCGCGCTAGGTCCGCGCCAGCTCCTGCCGGGCGTCGTGGAACACCTCGGCAATACTGCGCCAGGTGTTCTCGGCCTCAGGCTCCACGCCCTTCGCCGCCACCCGCGCACTGGGCAGCATCGGGAAAGTCACCAAGGACACTTCCCATAGCTCCAGTTCCGTCAGGACCCGCTGGCCCTTGTCATTCGTCACGGCCCGCTTGGTGCGATAACCAATCGAGAGACCATCCATCGCGCCTGCCCGGATCAATTCAGCCGCCTCACGACCCTTTTGCGTGGCCTCCAGCAGACGGCCCTTGACCCACAGGCCCTGGTCATCCTCACGCACCTCATCCCAGACACCGATGGGCTGCGCCGGATCGTGCTGCCACAGCATCTTGACCCGCTGCCCCGCCTTGGACAGCCCGTCGAGAGAGCCGCGATACGCCCCGCGTTGCACCACATCGCTGCCTTGATCGACCTGCCCGAACAGGCTGGCATAGCCTTCGATCACTGCGTCATCGGTGACGGACAACCCGTCTCCGAACCGGGCGAATTTATGCTCTAAATCCATGAACTTCTCCATGTAACTTACTGAACTCATGGCGTTACCACCAAGATGGATTGAAACGCCTGCGCCAGGATCACCGCGACCACGCCATAGACCGTCAGCCACAACCGGCGCTCCAGCCGCTCCATCATCTCTTCGATCTGATCCAGCCGCCTGCACAGATGCGCGTGCTGGATCTCGGCCACCCGCTCATGCGCAGCCAGACGCAGGCCCGGCGCGCATTCGAACGGAGGATACCCTTCAGACATCCGCGCGCTCCGGCAGGCCCAGCAAGGCCCGCTTTTCGGCATCCGTCAGGAAATCGGCCCCGTTGACCCGTGCCCACTGCGCGTCGCGTTCCGCCGACAGCGCGGGCACCTGATCAAGGTCGGGCTTCAGCATCAGATCCTCGCCAGTAAAGCCGACCAGCCATTCCGACACCGCCGCCGCCACTCGCGTCACCAGAGGCAGCACGGTCAGGCGATAAAACGCCCGGTTGGCCTCCTGATAGTTCGAATAGGTCGCGTCGCCTTGTATCCCCAGCAGCATCGGCGGGACTCCAAAGGCCAGCGCGATCTCGCGGGCGGCGGCTTCCTTGGTCTTTTGAAACTCCATATCGGACGGAGAGAACCCCATCGGCTTCCAATCCAGCCCCCCTTCCAGAACCATCGGACGGCCCGCATTGCGCGCCCCGCGATAGTTCTGCTCAATCTCATCCGACAAACGCCGGAATTGATCCTCGGCCATCACCCCATGGCCATCGCCCTTCCACACCAAAGCCCCCGAAGGTCGCGCTGCATTGTCGAGCAACGATTTCGACCAGCGAGACGCACTGTTATGCACATCAATCGCCATCGCCGCCGCCTGCATCGGCGAGAACCCATAGTGATCATCCTGAGGGTGGAACGACTTGATATGACAGATGTTTTCCGCCGCAAATCGGTGCTTCTTGCCACCAACCGCATAGTCATACGCCTTGGGCCATCCATCCGCGCCCGGCACCACGCTCATCCGGTCCGAGCGCAAGACATGCAGTTCAACCGGCAAGCTTTCATCAGTCTGGACAGCCTCAACATAGGCGTTGCCCGACAGCAGCAACTGCCCGAACAGAGCCTCCATCAACTCCGCCCGCCCCTGCGCCGCATTTGGACGGCGCATCAGCGACAGGATCGGGTGCGCGTCATAGCGCTGCGCCTGATCCTGAAGCACCAAAGGCAGGGCCGCCGCCGCCTCGGCAATCAGCTTGACCGAGCGGAACCCCACCGGGTTCCCTGAAAACCCCGTGCGTGTCAGCGACACCGCGTCCCGAGGACTCCACGCCACGCGCCCACTCGTCTGCCACGCCACCACGGGGCCCGCCGCGCTGGCCTTCGCCTCGGGCGCTTCCCCGGCCGCTCCACGACGCAAGAAATCGAATACCATCTGTGCTCCTTTCTTTCGCCGCTGTGTCCGGCTTGTTGAAAGGAGTTATGACGGAAAGAAGTTTAGGGCTTGGGAATGGAGCGTACGGGGGTTGGGCAACGGGATAGGCGTAGCTGAATTGTCATGGGGCTGTACGGCCGAAACAAGCTCAAATCCTATTCTGATGAGGTTCTTGTCGAATCCGCTGTGTCATTCAGGCAAGTTCGGATCATCGAGAGTAGTTTCGTCGCCTCGGGAACATAATCCAACAGAATTGGATAGTATGTCCTGCCAAACAGCACCGGATGGCCGGGATGCGTAAGTCCGAGCCCGAAGGGCTGCACCTGCTGTTCGGAAAGAAGAATACCAACTTCTAGGGATGGATAAGGGCGGCTATCGACTATTGAGTACGGAAACGTCGCTGAGTGCTCAACCGAAACGATATAGAGCCGAACACCAAACCGCCAATTTCTGCCGCGTCGGCAAATGATTACGCGCCTGTCCGTAACAAAATAGGCCAGGTTAAACAGGACGTAGTGCCTTTGAGTCGCGAAGCTAAACGAAAAAGCAACGAAAGCGAAAGTCATTGCACCGTATATCCAATAAGCTTCAAAGCGGCCAAACTCGGCATCGACATCGATGAAAGGAAGAGTTGCCCACATGACGAGTGAAGCGATCAATAGGCAAACATGAACCTTCCGCTCATCTCCGACGGCCTGAATGAACTTGCGCCCATAACCGGGGACACCTGACCAGAGCAGCTTTTCGTCGGCGTCAAGAATATCATTTAAATCAAATCTGTTAGAGCTGGTTACCGTGACGTTTTGCATAGCGTAGTCTTTACATCGTCAATACTCTTGCAACCAGTCGTTAACAGATGATAGCGAAACTTGATTAAAGCTCTGTTGCCGTCATTCCTACGCCATCGCTAAGCTCACAACGCTCTTACCCTGGGCCTCCGATACGCCCCCGCAGGCGCCACAACCAACTCATGCAGTGCCCAGACCAGCGCATCGACGCGGTCGGGCGAGCCCTGCCCCTCGAACCCGCGCGCGGTCATCTGGCACATCTGCTCCTCCAGCGCGTCCAGCCCGGCCACGTGGCTCACTCGTCCCTGTTCGTACAACGCCGCCACAGGCTCGGCCCGCGCGACCTTGCCGCGTGAGGCCCGCACCGCGCGGAACGGGACCAGAGGGTCCACCTGCCGCACAACCTCTTCCACCAACTGCCCGCCCTGATTAACCTCGGCCACCAGCCGTTCGGCCCCGAATTCATCCATCGCGTCAATCGCTGCCTGCGCCCAGCCCGCCGGGCCGACGCCCTGCACCGTCCGGTCGGCCAGCACATAGGCCCGCCACTCCTCGGGCGGGCCTTGCAGCTGAGCGCCCACAACCACGATCCCACAGGCATCCGCATCCGAACCCGCCGTCACCGCGGGATCCAGTGCTACGACCACCCGGTCCAGCTCGGGCAGATGCGCGCACCGCGCCGCCTCAAGCATTGAGCCTGTCCACAGCGCCCCCTCCGCATCCGACAGCAAAACCCCGTCCAACTCCTGCCGTCCCAGCCGCGTGCCTGCATAGCGCGCGCGCACCTCCTCTAGGAAGGATGCGGCCAGATTGGCCCGGTTCGCCTCGGTCGGCGCATGGGTTTGAACGGTGGAGGGCGACGCCAGCAACTCTTTCAGAACCTTCACATTTCGCGGTGTGGTCGTCACACAAACCCGAGGCTGATCCCCCAAACGCAGCGCAAATTGCAACATATCCCAGGTCTCACCGGCTTTCTTCCATTTGGCCAACTCATCTACCCAGGCCGCATCGAACTGAGGACCGCGCAGCCCCTCAGGATCATGTGCCGAAAATGCCTGCGCCTCGGACCCGTTGGGCCAGATCAACTTGCGCTCGGTTGCCTTCCACGTGGGCCGACGATCCGGCGGAGAACATTGCAATATCCCGCTATCGCCAAAGATCATAACATCGCGCACCTGATCAAAGGTCTCACCCACCAGAGCAACACGAGACGCCGCGCCCTTGTCCAAAGGCTTGGACCCTTCGACCACCCGTCGCACCCATTCAGACCCCGCGCGCGTCTTGCCCGCCCCGCGCCCGCCCATGATCACCCAGGACCGCCAGTCGCCTTCGGGAGGCAGCTGATGCGGCAGCGCCCAGAACTCGAAAAGGAAAGGGAGGGCACAAAGCCCCCCCTCCCCGATCTCACCCAGAAATCTGCCCTGCACCGCAACAGGTGCGGAGGCGAGCCAGCCTGCACCCGACCTCAAACCGAGCCCGGTCAAGGTCGAGCGCGTATCCCCCTTGGGCAATTCCGGCTTGTCTGTGATGTTGTTCGACAAAGCTTGTCTCCACTTTCTGGCAACTGCGGATCAACCCCTCTAGCTGGCCGAGTTGCTTGCCTGTTCCGGCAAAGTCTGCATCCTCCCCGGCTCCGATCTGCTGGCGCAGTTCTTCCGCTGCATGGCGCAGATCGCGAATGGATCTCTCGAGCGACTGCAACAAGTCAGCCGTCTGGGAAATCCGCTCTTCCGGGGTAATCAAAGTCATGTTTGCCTGTGACCTCATGCGTGAGTTTTCTCCGCACGAGAGAAATGAAAAAACGGCCGCCGGGTCGCCCCGGGGCCATTGCCCACTTCTTCTAGCATGTCACAACTTATACGAGAATAAGTGCGCAGTGTCAAGTTGAGGCGCAACGGGTCGCAACGCCTAAGCCGTTCTTTATATTAAACCTTTCATAACTCTCCGCAAGCGCTCTCCTGCGCGAACCACCTTATCGGCAAAAAAACCCACAAATACAGCTTGCATACGTAGATTAAACAT